AGCAGCGGACACATAATTTTTAAAAGTATTTGCCATGTTTTATCCCAATGCAATTGCCAAGGCCACAGCAGTACCTGCCGGGTCAGCGTCTAAAGTTACATACTCAACATCTGTCGCACCACTGTTTACCCGCACATACTTGCCGCCGTTAGTAGCAAATGCTGGCAGCAGCGCAGCCCTGGCCGCAGCCGCTGTCGTAGCGCTTGTACCGCCCTGGGCAATCGATAGCGCCGTGGTCAGACCAGACAGAGAAGTGATGTCGCTGTTGGCCCCGGCATTGGCCTTAGTATTTAATGCGCCAATGTTGTTAGCAACCGTAGTAATGTCAGCAGAAATCGGCGCAAGTGTCGAGACACCAGCAGACACCCCGGCCACCGTGGTCACATTGCTAGAAATACCGGCAACAGTAGTGACATTGCTGCTAATACCTGCAACGGTAGTCACATTGCTAGATATGCCAGCCACCGTAGTGACATTGGCTGCAATGCCTGAAACCGTTGACACGCTGGACGAAATGCCAGACACCGTACTAACGGCTGACGATATGCCTGCCACCGTGGTGACATTGGCGCTGATCCCAGCAACCGTGTTTACATTGGCAATGTTCGTGCCAACAGTATTGATGTTGGCAATGTTATTGGCGCAAACCTCAATCTCAGATACGGCCTCATTGAGATCATTGGCCGTGGTGATAATCTGAGCAATGTCGGTAGCGCAAGTATTGACGCTGGCAATGTTCGTTGCCACCGTGTTGACACTTGCTATGCTTCCAGCAACCGCCCCAATATCTGCTCCATCCGCTGCAACTGTCGTGACATTTGCTGCAATTCCAGCGACTGTCGTGACATTTCCAGATATGCCAGCAACTGTGGTGACATTGGCTGAGATTCCTGCAACGGTAGTGACATTGCCTGAAATACCTGCAACTGTTGTGACATTAGCCGCGACCCCAGCAACCGTGCTGACATCTGCAATGTCTCCAGCAACGGCTGATACATCGGCAATATCGGCAGCAACTGTGTTGACATCTGCAATATCTCCCGCAACTGTGTTGACATTGGCAATCGATCCACCAACAGAATTGACATTGGCAATCGATCCACCAACCGCATTGACATTGGCAATCGATCCGGCCACCGTCCCAATGGTATTAGTGCCACCAAGATTAGACGCTACTGTGTTGACATTGGCAATGTTAGTTCCAACAGAATTGACATTGGCAATGTTCGTTCCAACGGTTTCAATTTCAGAAACCGGCTCGTTCAGATCATTGGCTACCGTGGTGATGTTGGCCAAGTTATTGTAAACCGTGACAATGTACCCATCTGGCGCAGCGCCAGAAGCCCCAGACGCAACATCGGCCACCGATCCAAAATCATAGGCCCAGCCAGTACCGGCCAGATCATCGCCAATTGTGCCAATCTCCGTGGCCTTGGCGGCCAATGTAGAGATGTCGCTGCCAATGGCATTAAGATCCTCAATGTCCTGCTTAATGTCATCCAGATCCTCAATGGCCTGGGTAATCCCTGATAAGGCAACTACCTGTTCGGCAATGTCCGCCACTTCCTGAACGCCAACCAGGCTATTGCTGACATCTAATTCGCCATTGGCATCAAATCCTAAAACTTTGCCAGCCCGCACACTTGATGCCGGTAGCACGGCGCTTAGTGATGTTGAATCGGTTTCGGCAAACTTGATTGATCGATTAACAGCGGATTGCTGCTGCTGCACAATCTGTGTCAACTTATCCAGCGCTTCCTCATGGGTTTCTGCTGGGAACGGGTCATTGCCCTGATAGTCAACTTCCTGGGTAATCGGGACATTACGGACAATCACCAGGCTTGTGCCTGCTGCTGGGGCTGTCAACATAGTCACCGTGCCACCAGCAGGGTTTCCGGCCCCGGTAACCGTGTAGTCTGTGGTTATGGTTTTGACTGTCTCAGTACCATTGGCCGCCCTGGATATGACCTTTAAATGGTCATTGTCCAAAAAGTAATAAGTGACCGAAAAGGCCGTAGTCGAGCCATTGCCCGAATACGAAACCCTGGATGTTGAACTTGATACGGTCATCTTATTACCTCACTAGGTTTAATCAGGAATGTCTGGTCATTCTCCCTTTCAATCCTACGCTCCATTCTACGCAAGTACCCAGGATTCAGCCACTCCTGTACCCGGTAAAGGATTAAATAGTCCAGCGCCATCCTGGTATAAAACAGGTTCATAAACGGCGTATTTGCAATGACCAGGCGGAATGTCTGCGCGGCTGCGTCATCCCCTGATTTAAGCCTTCCCCATAGATCAGCCAGGTCATCCATAGTGCCAAATGTTGGGCCTGCTACGGTGGCTAAAAACCCGCCTCCGTGGCGATTCTTCATCTCGCCAAACAAGAAGTCACCGTAAATACCAAACGCCCCGCCCTGCAACATTGAGGCTGCCCAGGTAGATGGTGACAGCGGATCGCGTGGTGACCGGCCCTTAATCAGATCCTTGATAGCCATTGCGCCATACCCAAACAAACTCATCCACAGGATCATGTTAGCCATGCCCAACATGTCACCTTTTCCGTTTTTCAGGTAATCGCCCAGGTTGTCATAACCACGGCCATAAATTTCCCGGCCAATTGTGCGCTGCAAAATGGCTACTGGGAAAGATTTAAACTGAGCAAAGAACCTAGCAATCTCACCCCAGACCGTGCCAGGATTTGTGCCGCGCAACAAAAATGCTCTTGTTCTAGCATCCGGCTCAATTACAGCATGCTCTCCACGGTCAATAAACATTGAGCGCATTGCGCCCTGGATGTCTTGAATCAGGTTAGCAACAGACGCATCATTGACCTGGCGGCCAACGCCCACAATGTAATTTTCAAGCGCTTCACGGGGTAAAGATGCAATGCCCTCCGGGGTCATGTATGTCCGGCCATCGGCTTCTTTGGTAGATGCCATGCGGATTAGATCCCATTTGCCTTCATCAATGTTGTAAAGGCTAAACAAATTTTGCAGGTCTGGGCGCAGGTCAATAAACCTAGTGTTTCTATGGAATGCGAGGTTAGCCGAAAGACTGAGCGCTGCCGACTTCCGCAAAGTTTCCGTCCACCAGGTCAAACCATTCCATTTAAAGAACTGGTTTTGCAACTTGGTCATTGTGCCGCCCATGTTCTGCTCACCATCAAACCGGCGCAGCACGCCATTACGCATGCTGTCAAAGAACACGCCCAGGCTGTTCATAATCTCTTGCTGCTCCTGGCTGCCACGGCCTTGCAGCAGGCCATTGATAGCATCGGCCATACCGGAAAACAGGGTGCGTCCCTGGAACCGCTGCTCTGCTGCGTATACCGGAATGTCGGTTATTGAGGAAATTACAGCGCCACCCAACTTAGACATTGACTGCCAGGTACGAACACCGGCAGAAATCCTGGCGGCCATTTGGTTGGCAGGTATGTTGGCCGTGCCATCCACATGCGACATCAGATCCATGATTGCTTTGCGGCCTTCGTGCAATTTGATCCTGGCCTCTGGATCGCCGCGCAGATTGTTTTCCATCTCATCCAGCATGCGGCCAATGGCGGCCTCTGGATTTGTGCCAAAAATTTTCATCAGGCCAGCAGACCTGGCAGACCGCTCTAGCCCACCCAGCACAGCATCGGCAAACCTGGCAGATCCAAACTTGTCGTTATAGTCATACCAGGCATCACCGTCCCTAAAATACAGCGTCCTAGACTGCGAGGCTTTGCGGGCCAATGACAGACCCTGACCACGAAATGCGGCCATTGTGTCCTCATCAGGATCAAACTTCATATGCTGGCCGGACGCAAAATTGCTATACATCTCGCGCAGGCCAGCCTCGATGTCGGTCACGCCACGGCTGATAAAGGTCTTATCAATGTCAATTCTGGGCAGCACAAAATCGCGCCACTCGTTAAATGATGCATTGCGTACCCGGAACGGATCATGCGTCTGGCGGACAATGTATCCCTTTAAATCACGAATCCATGCGCCAAATCGATTCTGGGTATTGCGGGCATCATTTTGATACTTGTTAATAATCTCAGCCATCTGCACGGCTTCGCGTGGCATCCGGCTCATGTCGGCATTAGGATCAGCCATCATGTAAAGCGCCCTGGCTGTATCGCGGGCCATTGCCTCAGAGGTAAACAACTTCCACAGACCGGCACGCTCCATGTCGGCAATGATGCCGCCCATCCATTGGCCTAAGAATTGATTGATTTCAGCCTGGGCAGATGCCCGTGCGCCACGGCGCTTCATCTCAGACCCGGCAATCAGGGCTTTAAAGCCCTCAACTTCCATGCCCTTAAACTCGCCTTGCACAAACGACAGAGCCTTCATTCTGGCAGCCAGGTTAAGCGCTGCATTACGCTTTTCAATTACCGCCGCCATCATTAGGTTATTAGCCAATTCATTGGCTGCCTGCATAGCGTCAGATTGCAGGCTGGATGCCATGTCCTGGGCCATTGAGGATTCGCGGATCTTCCGCAGCCGGTTACGCACAGATGCATTCTGAGACCGCAATTGTGCCAGCAGGTCATCAATTTCTTGCTTAGTTAGCGTGCCGCCAGATGCCGATTGCATGGCCGACTGTGCCGCTGCGTCATCACTAATACGCTCTGCTGCCGCCCGGATTGCTTTACTGTAAACCTCGGCTTTAGCAATGGCATCATCAAACAATCGCATTTCTGCTGCCATGTCATTAGATTGATCAGCGCCACGGGAATACTGGAATTGAAACTCCATATCCAGCCCCATGCGCTCACGCCTTGCCACAGAATGCAATGACGATACGGCCAGCGCCCGGATGTCTGCCTCAGTCAATTCTATGTTGTCGCGCACCAATTGGAATGTACGGTACGCCCAGGCACGCACGGCTGCAATAATCTGCTTGACCAGGCTTAACTCTGGCGCATTCTCGATCAGGTAGGCTAATTGCTCAGATGCCACATGCTGGCTAGGCGTATCCTTTGGAACATTGCTGGCAGCCTCTACAAACTTGGCATCACCACGGGCAATGCCTTCGGCCACCTGGCCCAGCACATCCTTGTAAATTGCTGCGCCAAGTAATTGCTCCATGCCCACATGCTCACCCACTTCGTGCAAAATTAAGCCACGAACTTCTGATGGGCTGACATTTTCAGCAACAATGTAAACCGTGCCATCTGGCCCGGTCATGCCGCGCACATCTTGTGGGTGCGGGCCATCAGGTAGGTTTTCTACCTTATTGACAATCTTAATCCGTCCTGCATCAAGCAGGGTTTCTGTTGATCTGCCAAATGCTTGGCGTAAAGATTCTACTAACTGAACATCCGCAGTTGGCCCTGCCTCATCTGTGGCTCTAGAGTATCTGGCTCCGATACCATCGGCAGATTCTTTGCCCTGAATAGCCGCTTGAACAAGGCGCTCTCCCTCGCCCGTGCCGCCTTGTCTGTCTGCCCATCGCTTGGCTGCGTCAACGAGGCGCTCTTGATTGACTTCTGGTCTTGTGTACCACGGGGCATTGCCGCTCTCCGATACTTTAAAGTCTCCAGGGACTACCCTGTTTTTGCCCTTTTTGGAAATCTCCGTAAGGAACTCTCTAAATGCCGGGACAGAAAACTGAAACTCTTGTCCGTTAGGTGTATTGTAAACAAAATACGGCGTTCCGTCAGCATCCCTGCCATACATTGCGCCATATTCATAAGCGCCATATTCGCCTTGTTTGGCTGTCACTCTAGCAATAGCCAGGTCATCACCTTTGGCATCCGGCAAAATTGCGCCTAGCGTTCCGTGGCTGGCTTCTTGCTGGCTATCAGCAACCCAAGATTCCCAATGAAATCGGCCAATGCTTGCATCCTTTGGCCTGCCAAGTGCTTTATATATGCCAGCAATCTTTAACTCTAACGCCCGTTCTATTGCTTCATAAATAAGCAAGCCACGAACACCCATTGTTAAATCAGCAAGTGATGTCCCAGCAACAGTCTTTTTATCTTCTTTGCGGCCATCATATAAATTTCTATTATTAAACCTTCCGTCATCCCACAACTGTCTTACTTGAACCCGATCTAAAACCATCACATCATCAAAGCCAACAACTAACAAAGAAAACGAGACAACTTTATTGTCAATTCCAACACCTTCGCCAAATTTTTGAAATTCACGGCGAATCATTTTTCCGGTAGAGTTTGGATCTTCTAGCATGCTGTGTAAGCGCTGCAAATAAGATATGCCTGATTCGTCTTTTGCGCTCATCTTTAGCAAAAACGATTTGCCAAAAGCATTTAAATTATGGGTTGATCCAGCGCCTGGGAATCCCATGCCTGCTGGCGCAACTGTTTTTACCCAGGCTTCGTATGCTGGAAAATCAGCAGTAGTAAATTGACCAGCCGCTGCCTTACGAATCCATAAATCAGCGCCTTCAAATGCATCAATAAACAATGATTCTTGAACATACGGGCTAACACCGCGAGACAAGAATGACCACAAAAATAACTTGCCTGTTGTAACAACATCTAATTCTTTTGCAAGATACGCCTTACGAAATTCTGCGGCATTTTCAAAACCGTGCGATGCGTCAGCAATTTGACCTTTTGTCAAACGAGATAGTTTGTTTGCAGCATTGTCACTATTTATGTCACGCAAAAATGCATAAGGAGGAACGGGAACTTCTTCGGATGCAAATGCATAGGCAACCATTTTTGCCCATTCTTCTGGGCTGTCTCCAGCATTTGGAAACTTTTTCAAAATTGCATCAAGAGCATCAATTTGTTTGGTTGCGTTTTTGTTATTTGTCCCGGTTAAAATTAGTGGCTTTTCAGGCAATACCATCCGGCCCAATTTAGCCATAACCCGCAATGCAGGTTCAAAACCCAATTTATTTCCAGCGCTTATGCCAACGCCAGGCTTATCAGGGCCACCCTGCGTCCTGGAATACTTGTACGCATCATTGCCCCGCTTAACCACCTCATCGGCCTGGAATAGCGCGTCATCCAGCGACTGTTGGGCATCGGTCACGCCTTTGGATCTTAAATCCACAGCAACCGCAGCGTCAGCGTCAGCAGAAATTAGGGCATCAATACTTTGCTGCTCATTGGCAGCAGCAAGCGCAGAATCCTTAGTAGTCGTGCCAATGGATTGATCTGCCCCAATAATTGGATCAACATTGACTTTTTGCCCTTCGGCCAATTGGGCCACAGACACACGCAACGCTGCCTCACGGGTTTCAGCGGATACCCGGTTAATCTTGGCCGAGGCAGACGGATCGTTCATCATTCCGTCCATTGCCTGGTCAATCAGATCCATCTTGGTAGGCGCTGCAACGCCACCAAAAATATCACCCTGGGTAGGATCACCAGCGCGATCTAGGGCTGCATAGTATTCGTTAATAAAGCCAGAAATGGCACGGGCAGACCGGATGTTGTCATCCAGGAATCTCAGAATCTCTAACTGCTCTGGTGTCATGTCACGGCCAAGAATGTCACCCTGGCTCATGTAGTCATCAAAATCCATGCCCTTGGAGCGCAGGTCAGTCAACTTAGCAACCGCTGCCTGCAGATCATCAGAAATGTCGGCATCAAATAACCGGCCTTCTGCAATACGCGCACGGGCATCAGCAATCACACCGGCAGACCGGATTAGCGCCGTGGACAAATTGGCCGATGCATCATCAGTAGATTCAACCAGGCGCTTTAGGATTGGGCTGTCACCATAAGCACGGTACAGAATTGCATTCCGCAGCCGGGTAAGACCTTCTTTAGACAAATACCCTTCGGATGTCAGCAGCGCCGACTGTTGATTGACCGGAAATTGACCAACCCATTGCTTGATTGCGCCTCGATTGCCAGCCGTATTTAAATCTCCATTTTCAGGAATATCAAACCCACGAAAATCTTTTAAGCGCTCCGAATCCACTCCGGCCTGCTCAAGCGCCGACATGCGGGCAGCGCCCCCTTCGTTAGAAATAATGGCCGCCTGCTTGATGTCTACATCCTCGCGCAGCACCCGCACCAGCATGGGTTTTTTCATGCCATCAATGGCCGTGGCATCAACGCCAAATTCGTCCAACTGCGCCAGCAATCTGGATCGATAATTGCCCACCTTGCCAATGTCATACGATGTCGAAATGCCCATCACACGGCCATTGCCGCCAATGACCAGACCATCCTTAGATAATGTCGGTGCGCCATAGTCCATGACGGGTGACCATTGCAATTGGTCATAATCAGGGTTATTACTAATCTCGCGGATCTGGGCGCTTGATGCCTGGCGTGTACGGTCTCGCCATTGATTGTCAGCCTTAGTCATTGCAGCCTCGACATCCACCAGGTCAACAACGGCCCATTGCGCGGCCACCTTGGTCTGACCAATAGTGACTTGGGTATCTTCGCCATAAATAGTGCCACGGGGTAGCGCTACATCCTGGCCTTGGCGATCAATTGATCCGGTATCACGGATCAGCCCGGCAGCACGCAGCACCGATTGCGGATACTTCTGGGCAATCTCAATAACCTGCTCTGGACTATTGATGCCCTGGGCAACCAATGCGTCCACCTCATAAACCTGCTTTATCTGGTCAGTAGACAGCCCTAACAGCCGATTAAACGGATCAGGCTTGTTGCGGTATGCCCGATAAAAATCAGCCCCGCTGCCGCCCAATACATGCAGCCCACCGCCAAATACAGCACCAAATCCAATGTTAAGCGCTGAATCCAACATGCCGTAGTCGGCCTGCTCAAACTTGGCAGACCCATAGATGATTGGCTCAACCAGCGCAGCGCCAGCCAAACCTTCGGCAGCGCCAACGGCCAGGCGCGGCAGCACCCGTGAACCGGTAGTTCCAGCCCTAGCCAGCAATTGAGCATAGCGGGCCTGGCCCACAATCGGCACAAATGCCGTACCCACATTGATTGGATCTAGGATAGACGCAGCAAACGCAGTACCAAACTTGGCCGTGCCAGCCACAAACCCACTAGGCCCGCGCTGGATAATGTCATTGCGGCGCATCTCGTCTTGCTTGCGCTCAATCAAAATATCTAGCGCTTTGACATTGATGCCATCATCCGGCACTTCTAACTTGACACCGGATTCTTTAATCTTTTGCCTAGCAGTCAAAGCATCCAATCTGTCTGGCGCTGCCACCGGCTGGACACCGGCCATTGCCTCTTCTGGGCTAATCTCTTCTGGCCCGCGCCCCGCTTCCATTGCCTGGCTTAACTCACCAGCCCTAACAACTGACAGCGTGGGTGACCGGATTAGCGCTTCGCGTGCGGTCTGGTAAAGGGTTTCGCCTAGACCAGCCGAGTATTCGTCCAGGGTAGTGTTGCGTCTTGTCGGTAATCCATCGGTATAAATTGGCATTTGCTCTACCCGGTTAAGGCATCATTGGGACTGAAAACATTGTTTCAATCGCTGATCTTTGATTCTCCCCAGCAGATTTTAACTGACCCCAGGTGTAAACAATTGGCTTTCCTGCTTTGTTTAAAACAGGTGAGCGCGAATCAGCGTTAAACAGCACCAGGCCATCTTCGCTAGGCGATGTCACCCAATAAGAATTTTTTCGAATGCTCTTGGCGTAATCTTTTGAAACAAAAGAATCCCTACGCATTGTCTCTGGGATAGCCAAATCATCAGGGTTTATATTTTGTAAAAAGTAATTTGCGCCCTCTTGCACCCCGGCAGCGCCAACAGACATTGGAACCCGGTAAGTATTGGAAAACACATACCGCCCCATTACTGTAGACTGCGCCGCTTTCTTGGCTGCGTCAGATTCATTCATGCCCTGGGCGCGGTAATAAGATGCCAGGCGCACGGTCTCATCATAAAAAATGTTGAATTGCTCAATGCCGCCAATAGTGCGCGGAGACCCGTCAGATCCAACCATTGAAAATTTAAAATCTTCTAATTCTGCTGCTACTTTTTCACCAATAATCTTTTTAGTGTCAGATGGCAGGCCAACTAAAATGTCATCAACTTTGAGTTTAGATGCAATCGCCATGTCGGCTGCGGCTGCGCCGGTCATGCCAGACCCAATCACAATTGCCGATGGTGGCAATGCCTTGCTCTGAATCAATTGGCGGTACACCACCGGCCAACTGTCACCCCAGATTTTTGACATTGCGTCAATTTTTACGGCAATCGATTCGCCATCCTGTGCGCCAATAAACTGCTGCTGGATATTGTCAATTGCAGACTTGGACAGAATCTTAGGCGATCCAATGCCCAGGCGCGTCTGCTCTGCAATCGATGCACTAGCGTAATTCCTTGCCGCTGTCTTTTGCTCATCCAATGTCGCACCAGCCTTGCCGGTAACATCAATAAACGCCTTGTAAGATGTCTCTACGGTTTTGCTTGATGACAGCGCAAACACGGCAGGATCATCCTCGCGCATTTTTAGCACCCGCCCAGCGGCAGCGGACATAATCTGGTGGCGCTTGGATGCCATCTCATAACCCTCGCCAGGCACGGGCTGCTTAGACGCAACAAACGCATTGATTGCCTCATTGGGCATTGTTTTCATGGTGGAAATGTCACCAGCCAAAACCTGATTGTCTTGGTATTCCTGAAATTTGCGCGTGCCATCTTGCGGGCCATAGGCACGGATAAACTGATCTTGTGCCAATTGCGTAGGATTCGTTATTCCATTGACCGCCATTGCATTGGCATCGCCCACCTGGCGCTCTAATTCTGCACGGTAAACTGACCGCTGCTGGCTTGCATATGTATTGGCAGCCCGGATATAGGTATCCCATTTTCTGGCATCAACCATATCCAAACCAGGGTTTCCGCTTGCCGTAGCCTGCATTTCAGACGGTTTCATCTCTTTGACAAATGCCTGCAATTTGTCAACACGGTTCATCCAACCTTTTAAATACTTGGCATTTTCAGGATCTTGGGCCAGACGGTTATATTCGTCACGGCGCAATTGCAGCAATGTATCGACATTGCCATTTGATTGGGCAATTAACTTTTTGGCCGTACCCACGCCCATGTTGACAGCGGTATCAAATGCCACGGCAGCCAATTGTGGCGGCAGATCACCAGCATTGATCGCGTCCCAATAGCGCTGCCGGTAAATCTTGGCTGCGCCATCTTTAGTTAAATTCTTAACATCGATGTCTGGATTGGCTTTTTGATTGATTCCAAAATTGGCTGGCGCTGCGGTCTTTCCGTCTTTTTCGACATATCCGCCTTCCATCTGAAACACAAAATTTAGCGCTGGCTCAAATGCTGGGCCACCAGATTTCATTCCAACATCATCTAAAAACTTTTCTGGATCACGCCTAATTGTCGCTTCTGCGTAAGATCCACCAATTGTTTCTTTCAGTAGCGTCCGCAATTCCTGCTTTTTGCTCTCAGGCATATTGGATGCATTGATGCCATCCATGCCAGCCGTAAATGTGCGGTTCAATGTTTCAGGTGTGGGATCAAGCGCCACGCCCTGGCCGTATTTCAAAATGCTGTCTTTGTGCAAATTGAAACGATAGTTGACACCCTCTGTGGCCTCAAAACTAAGGGACGATCCAAGGATAGACTTCCGCATGCTGCTCATGTTGGCAGCCAGCATCCGGCGAGTTCTAGGATTTGCCGTGGCTTTTAAGGTCTGATCTGACCAGGTATCAAATTCTGATGCAACATTCTTAGTAAAATTCTTAGCGCCTGGCTCTGCAGAATTCTGCATGTCATTGAGTTTTTGCTTCCACTCAATTTCGCTAGTGGCAAACACATTATTGGCTTCGGCTTTGGCATTTTCCTCTTCAACATCATGCATGACCTGGGCGGTCTGCTGCATGGCCTGGCCGACATTGCCCAAAGCCTTACCCATTGCGCCCAGATTGGCATCTGGCACGCGCATTTCAGGAATGCCACGGCCACCTGATACGGTCTGTCGCTCTTCGTAGATTGGAATTCTCGCCATGATTACGCCAGATTAGATGATTGATACGAAAACCCGCCTTGCATCGGCGTGCCACTTGGGGTGGTCATTGTTTTAAGACCTGTAGAACCCGTTCCAGCCATTGTGTAAGACTTGTACGCCATTGCAGATCCAGACAAGATGTCGGCCCCGGCGCTGATATACGATGCCCGCACGGCATTCTTGCCTGCAGCCCGATTGACCTTGGCTGAGTATTGATCCATTTCGGCTGATGCCAATAATCCCCTGGCTTTTAAATCGCCTTCGTAGCGAATTGTCAACGAATCCAATTCCGCCATTGTTTCTGATTGTTCGGCAATATCGGCCATCGATCCGCCCAGGCCAGCGCCAGATTGAGCAATGGCTGCCCGCTGCTTGCCAAGTATTGTCCTGGCCTGGCGGCGCTGCTGTTCTTCCCGTATGTTGGTCTGCTGCCGGGTGATGTCTGCTTCCTGGCGCTTGATGCCTGCATTGAAATCTTCAGCATTGGCCCTGGCATCGGCCATTGCCTTGTCAGCCTGGCCTTGCTGCAGCGTGCCAATAGCCTTCATGGCCGTAGCGGCCACAAGCATTATGGTTACTGGATCAGCCATGTTTTATCCTTGCGTACAAAATACAGTCCTTGCCTAGTGGACTAAACGCCCGCATGTACCCTTCGCGCTCAAAGCCCAACATTTGAATCCAGCGGTGACCAGCCTCAAAATCAGCGTCTACAAATGCCTCAACACGATTGAAATCTGTCGTGTCCAAAAACCGTTTTACGGCCTTGTGTATCCGCACAAACTGTTTGCCAGCGTATTCAGAAATTAAGCCCCACGCAATGGCTCGATTATCCCATTGCTTGACCACTCCTGCACATGCTAAAACCTCGTCACCATCCATTGCCGTAAAACACGGGCCAGCGGCCTTCAATGCCGGGCCGTATTCCTCATCAAAAAACACGGACACGGCTGCCTGGCTAGGTTGCAGCACCAAAATCTCAAGATGACGGGATTGAAATGGTTCAATATGCATCAGCGATCCTGTGTCTGCAATTGCGGCATCAGCGCCACCAATGTCATGGGCAGCGGCTGATCCTGCTCGACAATCATGTACCCGTCAAAATCATAGCCACCAGGCCATTCCATAATTTTGTCACCAGTAAACAGCGGCACGGGCGCGTCCATCAGCGCCGATCCACTACGGAATTGGATCTCGTCCAAGTGATCAAGATCAGGCCCGGCTTTAGCGCCAACCGTAGCCAAGAACCTAATTACCATCTTATTGATGCGCTTGGTCTTGCCCTGGGCCGTACCATCGCCTGCGCCAGCCTCTGGGCGCATGGTCTGCAATCTGGATGTATACGGCAGCCCAACATGAACCACGCTAGATGCCCGCTGCAATGTCACAGACCCACTTTCAACCGTCCGGTTAGGATGCGCTGCACCATCGGCCAGAATTGACACAATCTTGCCTTCCAGGTGATCCAGGCCGCTAATTGTGCTGACCGCTGTGCTGTCATATGTTAGGCCGCAATCCACACAAAATGCGTCCTCAATGTCGTTATTGTCAACAAAATCAGGCCACAAATACTCAATGTATCGCTTGGTCTGCCCATCAATAGTCCGGCGCACAATCATCCATAGGTCATCCTGGTCACCAAACGGGCTAGGAATGGTCTCTACACACTCGACTATGCCATCCCCTCCCAGCGGGTGACGATGCCAACCAAGGACATCCTGCTCACGATTAAAGGTAAATCCCAGCAACTCGCCATCTGAGCGGACGCACCACACAATTGAATGCGGTTCCTGTTGATAGCAAATATCTACCAATCCGCCGTAGGTGATATGTTCTGACAATACCGTCAAGTCAGATGATTTGTAGCCGTTATTGGCAAAATCAAACACCAACTCGCGCAATTTCTGGCCGGATCGCTGCACAAACAGCACCGATTCGCCCACCAAAACAGGGATCACAGACTTTGACCCATAGGACGATTGCGGCACAATTTTCACATTGTCTGGGCCTAGCGGCTGGTCTGTTGTCACCTCTTGGGCCACAAACTCGCCACCGGCTGTCCCAATTAGCAGGCCATCAGATGCGGCCAGCCACTCAATTTTGTTGACCTGATCGCTTGATACCTCAATGGCAATTGCCATGTCAGCCACAACCTGGCCGGATTCGTCACGGTCTGCAAAGTTCTCATAATCGGCAGCCACCGACATATCAATTTTTTGCCCGCTGGCAAATACCAGGCGCTCACGGAAAAACGCTACCTGGCTGGGCCAACCACGGACGGATGACCAGCGACTAAATGCCCAGCGATTGGTGGCATTGCCAGACCCAACAGCGCCAGATGGCAGGCGAGACACAACATCAGCGGTAACCGTGGTGCTGTTAGTAAACCCGGTAATCTTTACATAGCCATAGCCAGGATCGCGGAATTGCCATTGCACCCCGCTGTCACCATCATAGACAGCGCCAATGCTGTGGATGGGCTTTACCGTGCCTGTGGTGGCCGAATTAAGCGCCTCATAGGTCTTGCCATCAGACCGGCGGCGTGCGCCGCTGCTGATCGATTTGCCAACTTCCCATTGGGTAATTCCATCAACACTTTTTTGCTCTAGCAAAAATGTGCTGCCGACATCGGTAGACGCAAACAATGCGCTTGATGCTGTTAGGGTAATCCCTGTGCCGGTCTGCGCGGACGCATAAACCGTGATTGCTTCGTCTGGATCGACATCCTCAAACGGGCCGCCCAAAAAATTGATGTCCTCCAATATCCACTTAGTAGCGGAATACCTGGACAGTTTTTTTGGCGCATAAGACGGATGCACAATGTAAACCACATCGGCAGATTGAACCGTCCTCAATTTCAGCGTGTTATTGCTGTTAGTCAGATCCGCAGCCGTGTACGGGCTAGGAATCTCGTATGTTGTCCCGGTCAATGTGTGCCACTTGCCAGCAGCCAGGTCTGTAGAAAATGTCCCAGAAGTGTGGGCCACCTTGCAATAGTAATTTGTACCGCCATTGGATCTTAGGTCACCAACCGCATAGGCCGTGCTGGTCAGCCAGGCCGTAACCGATCCGGTCTGCACCTGCCCATAATTGGTGTAAAACCGAATGTATTGGTTACCAAACTCTAGGATGTACGCCTGGCTTTCGGAAAACTCAAAGCGCAGCAGCCAGGATCTATTGGCAGAATTTTTGACTTCCTCGACAAAATAAGTACCAGACCGGCGGCGTGCCGGGCCTTGCACCATCGGTATAAAGTTCTCTAGCGTGCGGCAACCACTTGAATACTTGTTAAGATCCGTGCGGCCTTCCAGGGTAGGTGACAACTCCCCGGTGTTAAATGAATACTGTATCGGGCTGGCTTTAGGCATTATTCGTACCAATCCAATGAAAGATATGCGGTAGCCGATCCAGTTCCAACATTGGTCATGCGGATCAGATACGACACATTATCTTGAAATATGTATTCAAAAGAAAATGCCCCAGATCCGGCAGCCTTTTTAGAATCACCGGCAGAAATATATTCCCGGTGAAACTCCGTGCCTGTTGCGGTCACGGTAGGGTTTACAAGAATCCCCGCTTGGCTGATTCTGGTTGATTCTCTGTTGCGATTGATGGGTGTAAAGATTGTCCCGCCAGATGCGGACGCACCCTCAAACCAGGCGATCTCGCAGTCCTGGCTACAAGATGTCTGGATAGTGACATGAGCGCTTGTTCCGACATTTGTTGTGAACACCATATTGAGACTTGCACCAGCGGCCAATCCAGCGCTTGGCGGGTAATACTTGTATGCATTAAAAGCCCGGCCTTCATGCATCCGCAAATGGTTGATGTCCAAAATTGGCATGCCGTAATCAGACCCAACCACGCGCTGTGCGTCATTCGTGTCCTTTGCGGTTACGGCAACGAACCTGGCAACGGTCTGATCTGATTCGCGCTCGACATATACGGCGGTCATAATCTTGACAGTACCCAACCATCATCAGGCAGATCCTGTGGCGGCTGCTCGATGCCATCAGATCGGATCGCAGCAATCAATGCCTCGCGGTAATCCTGCCTGGCAGAATCTTTTTTAGTATTAGATTGCGTCAAATCCTCGCACATTTCAAACGCCAAGCGCGAGGCAATTGCTTCTACAAATGTTGCGTCCCATTGAGTAGTGTCCTCAATGCGGGCCATATAACGGATATTTAGCGGCGCGGTGAGATTCGTAAGAATCTTGCGACTTTCGACCACATATTCTGCAACGCTGGCATTACGGTAATCGTCCAGACTTGGGCCAGGGTAGACATCATTGACCTGAACCAGGCGGAGATAATCGCTAGGTAATTGGTACTCATAATCAAACCCCCATGTCGGTGTGGTTGACAAGGCAGCCAGGCTTACGCGCTTGACAGAAAATGACCATAAGTGCGCCCGCAACTCTGCGTCACGCACAATCTCAAACATAGACTTAACTGCGCGGGCCTGCTTATTGTCATCATCAAAAGAGATGATGCGGGCAGCGCCCAACTTGGTCAGCGCCCTGTTGGCAATCTCAACCTGCGATGCCATTGCTTACCCCTTATGCCGGAGGCCAAGCGTCTTGCAGGATGTAATTCTTGATGTTCTCGATGCACTCCAGAACCTGATTGCGATTGGCGTTATCGGCCAGATCAATAGCAATCTCAACAGTCTTAGATTGACTAGACGATCCTTCCGCAACTTCGGTCATGTTGTTACCGATGTCTAATGCGTAATAGCGTGATGCCATAATGTTCTCCTAATAACGACAGGGGGCTTTCGCCCCCCGTCTTACCGATTAAGGTGCGCTGAAGTAAAGGTCAACAACAGCCGTTCCAGATGAGGGCAAAGCAGCCACAGCAATCGTGAGAATCACGGTTTCTTCGGCAGTTAATGCATCATCATCAGCAGCAGTCGAGACACCAAACAGCGTGGGAGCAGCAGCCGTAAAGACCGCAGCAGCACGATATTTGCCAGAACTTGCAGCAGTACCAATTGCCACCGTGGCAGATGCGCCTAGCGTAGCAGATGCGTTGATAACTCCATACGCAAATGCATAGCCAGCCGGAATCTTAGCCAGGGTAATCGTGTCACCAGATGCCTGAGAAGCCAGGGTAAAAGATGCACGAAAACGGCGGATACGGCCACCAACTACACCACCATTAGCAAAGCCAGCGGGGGTGTCATAGAGGGTAGATACTTCGTTAGCATAAGTGTTAGCCATGATTTATCTCCCTTACTCTTGGCAAAGAATTTCAACAACTTTTTTCTCTTCGGTGCGAGTAGCGCCAAAAGTACCCTTACAGTAAACCTGTGTCGAGTAACCCTTGTCTGCACGCTCAGAGATCTGAGTGTTGATGTCGTTCCACATACCAAGATGCACGCCGCTCTTCGCATACACCGGAACACGGCGATATGAAGATGCGTCTACACCAAGGCGCTCACAATGCACAAAGTTAAATCCCATGAACGCTGTGATGCGCCCATCTACAAGCACCGGACGGGTGTTGTAATCAAGGGAGATAGCCTGTGCTTCGTTTAACAGATCATCATGCTGCTCGGCGGTAATGACGCAGAACAACTGCTCATTGTCAATATCCACTTCGTTTTCCATAAGGATCTTTTTGGCTTCGCGCAATTTGGCAATGTTCAGGCCGGTTGCGCCGGTTGAACCAGTAGCCACGGCAATTTGCTGAGTACCTGTAGCAAATGATGTGTTGGTTGAACCATTCTCGCCGGTCTTGGCTGTGCCAAAGAAAGCGCTGATGATCTCGTCATCCATTGCACGGCCAAGCGCATAAGCGCCGTTCTGAGCATAGGATGATTGGGGATCGATCAGCATACGCAGTTTATCCTGGTCATCGATGAGATCAGCCCACTCATAGTCCACGGGATAAATCCAGCGGGCATCCGAGGGAGTAGAAATCAGCGGTGTATCACCGTGACGCTGCGTGCGCTTTTGCGCGTTGACTGCTCCAACCTGCTCGACAGCCTTGGCAGCCTTACCAGAATAAGATCCGGTGCTTACCGTGCCGCGCAACTTGGAACCCTTTTGCTGCAACAACAATTGCACATTTGTCGTATATTGTTGGACAAAGTGCGTAGTGACATTGAATGACATGATTCAAGTCCTCCACAAAAAGTTAAAAGAAAAAACAACCATTTGCAAAAGGCTTGTCCAAAATTCTGGGGCCGTTCTAACCATTAAAGCCGGTTTAACGCTCGGCGGTCTTTCCCGCCTGCCCACCAGGCCGCTTGGGAGTGCGGTTCTCTGGTATTACTTGCTCCCGCTGCACGACATATTGCTCGTACAGTACCGCCCGACCTACCACCTCATTGGGCGGTAGATCAGACCGATGCGCTAATTTTAAACACTCTAGCCTAATTTGTGCAATATCCATCATCCTGGATACCCAGCACGCATTAGGCGCTCCATTTCAGCCCTGGCATCAGCATCGCCGCCCAGGTACTTAGCAGTCCAGCCCGGATCGTTTTTCAACTGACCAATGCGGACACGGGCAGCCTCTGGTGACATGCCAAACCGGCCAGCCCCAGCGCCATCGACAAACGAATCCTCGCCCATGCCACGGCCAATCTTGGCAAAGAATTGCAGCATCTGCTTAGTGCCTAGTGCGCCTTCCATCTTTTCCAGCATGTCCTGCTCTACCCCAAACTGCCGGGCAGCGCGGCGGCCAGCCTCGATGTTCAGGTCATAATCCTTGCCCCATTCCTGGCGCAATGTCATCAATTCTGCCTCTGCGTTGACAGCAATTTCCTCTTGCTGGCTGCTTGACATCATCTGCTGCTGTGCATTCCACCACTCAGCCAGACCCTGGGCCTGCTTGGCATTAAGGCCCAACTTGTGAAATTCGCCTGCAGCCATCTTGGCAAACTCGCCAGTATCGCCATCAGGCACGGGCAATTTGTATTCGTCCGGGCTTTTTGGCCTGCCTAGCCGGTCATAGACCTGGCCCCACTCATCAGCGGCTGCATCATCCTTTGGCAGCACCAGACCTCGGCCAGCCTTATCAGCCCCCAGGAATTTTTCCAGATTGATATACCCGGTAATTGCGTCACCCGGATCTTTCCAGCCCTTGTTTTCTACAAACCCTCTTATGTCCTCTGCGTAGCCCCCGTACCAAGATTGCTGTTGACCATTGGCTTGAGCGCCTTCGCCTGCGGGCGCTGTGCCTGCAGGGTTGCCAGCGGGTGCTGACCCTGTACCTTGATCCATATTATTCCTCTTTTTCCTCTAGGTTAATGACTGCCCGATCCTCCAGGTGGAGGTGGGCCATTATTCGCAACCAGACTTCCCGCCTGCCTTCGGCCATAGCCGTGGCAATTGGATCAACTGAACGCGAAACGGGTGACACGACCACCGTGGATGCGGTGGCCCTGCAGAATTTTTTAAGGTCAGCCAGGACAATCTCACCGTCCGGGCTTAACTGCCCACTTTCAGCCAGAAACATCCGGCGGTAGGCGTACTTTCTTTTGCGTATCCGTGCCAGTAATTTTTCAATCATAAGGGCAACGGAGCAGGTACTTGACCGGACATTGCTTGAGTTTCAGCCAAAGTCTTAGCCGATTGCGACAGAACCGGCGCTGCGGCCAGCAACTGCTGCGCCTGGGATTCTTCGGCCTGGGCTTCTTTCATAGCACTAATTTCTTCCTTAGTACGCAGGATCTTAGCCGGTACGCCATTGATCTCGCTTAACTCACGGGCAATCTCTTCTGGCTTAAAGATCATCATTACAGACGGATCGATCTGGGCCAACGGTGCAACAGCCTCCAGGGTACGCAAAATCGCCACACCCTCTTCAGCCCGCTGCGCCCGGTTCAATGGTGACACATACTCAATTTCAATCTCGCCACCCATTTCAGCCAGCGCTTCGGGCATAGCAGGCAAAATGCCAGCCCGTGCCAGGATGTCCAGTTCCCGCTCAATCATTGGGCCAAGCATCTCAGACTGTTGGCGGCCCATTGTCGGAGCCAGCAATGCCCCCTTTTCCTGGGCGCGGAGCATGGCCTCTGTTGCTGTCATGTTGGGCGCTTCTACCAGGATCTGGAACAGGGTAATCAGGAATGCGTCATTGATAACCTTGCGGCGCTGCTCCATCATGTCCATGCCAATGTCAACACGCGCTCCGGTCTCAAGCGGGCGCACCATCTGCTCACCGCGCTCGTTTACTCCACCGTAGTTCAATGCGCCTGGCCGAGTGTTAAACGCCTGCAGCACACCATCTTCCTGCAACAGCAAGGGTGGATCAACAATTTTGTGCGCTGCACGCATCACGGTCTTGCTCATCTCGTTGATCATCTTGATGTCCGGCAGCACAGTCATTGCCGGGCTGCGTCCATAAATCTCTTTTGGCGCGGTGACATACCGGCTTACGGCATATGGAAACGATTGATAGCCACCGGCAGACAGGATCTCGCGGGTGTCGGTGCTGATATAGTAGGACGAAAACGGCATACCCATGTAATCCTTGCGGCCAGCCATCCGATCCATGTTGGGCTTGACGCAATGAATAAACTCAAACTTCTGCTCTGGATTCTTTTCTAGGGCTGTCCGTACCTTTTCTGGCACTTTGTCATAGCCCCAGCGCTGCGCTGCCTGTCTGGCAGTAAACTCAAACTTCCGGTTGACCTTATCAATCACCCCGGCATGGTTCTCAGCAAAGTAAATTTCAGACAGATGTATTGATTTGTACCGAATGCCAACGCCAACAATGTCATCAATCAACAGCGCTCCGCTGCCAAACGCGCCCAGCGACATGTAGTTCTCATGGGCCTGGCTGGCAAAGTTAGACTTTGGACTGTACCGAACCTGAAACAATATCTCTGTCACTTCGTCCAGATATGCCTGGATCTCAGGATCATCAGACAGACCTGGCGTAGTGACTTTCAACTTGTGCCAACGCTGCGTCCTGGGTGTCAGCATGGATTCCATTGCGGCAGCAAAGCGCTCCAGCGCCAAACCAGCCGTGGCATCAAATACTTTTTCGGTGCGCTTCTCGCCTTCGGTCTTATCTGTTGCGGCAAAGTAATTCTGCCTGGGCAACACTCGCTCCGCTATTTCGCGCCAATGCTCTTCCCATACTCCACGGGCAGATACCATCTGCTCATGTTCCCGGATTATCTCGTCAGCGCGTGAATCGGCCATGATTTATCGTCCTAGTAACTGTCGAACACCAACATCAACATCGCTGCTCAACTCACCGGCCAGGATATTAGATGCCTTTGCACGGCGGCGGCGCACCATATCCAAAGATTCTGCTGCAGCGCGGGCTGTGTCTATTTGCGGCCCTTTGGCAATGTCGGCTTCTTTTTGAAGTTCTGCTGCTGATTTTTGTGGTGGCGGAGGTGGAGGCTCAGGCGGCTTGAGGCCAAGAGCGCCAGCAACCGTTCCCACCACAGACTTGACCACCCCTGTGACTGCGTTAAAGGCTTTTTTGAGGAAAAATTCTGGGTAACCGGTTTCGGGGTTAATTTTGTTTTTCTCGTGACCAACGGTGAATTCCTCCATGTCAACATCATAGGATTCAAACAATGCCTTGATCACCTTTTGTGCGTCCGCATTGTCAGCAATCTGTCGAGGAATAACAATCTCGCCAGCCGTTAAATGCCCAACCAGGCTGTCGGTATCGCGGCCAGCCTCTTCAATCTCTTCAAGCATATCCTCGTCTGGCATCTTATTCTCCCAGTAAACGCTTTTGACCAGCATTAGTATTACCTGCTGCCTCACCCATTAGGATGTTGGCTGCACGGCCACGGCGGCGTGTACCTGCCATTGCGCCAGTAGCGCCAAGACCAGCGGCCTGCGCTGCTGTTGCTGCTGCTGCCTGGGCTGCCGGTGCTGTTGGTGCTGCAGGTGCTGTTGGTGCTAATGATGCTAATTTTCCTGGTTCAGGTTGAACAGTACCGCCACCAGATGATTTTCCCGTAATTACCTGGGCAACCGTTTTAGGAATGTTCGCAACTGCTTTTGATACTCCACCCATATCAACCTCCCATTAGTTTATTTGTGTCCCCACGCTCAACTAATTCGCCTGTGGGTTCATCAGAAAGAATTGTCGCTGCGCGACCTTTGCGCCTTCTCAACATTTTGTCGCGCTCTTGCTGCGCCTGGCGTGCAGTATCAACTGTAGGTGGCGGTGGCGGCGGCTCTGGTGGCGGCGGCGGTGCTGGCATCTTGGGCTTTAGAAATCCCATGTTCTGCTCCTAAGAAAAAATCTCATACTCACTAACAGCCTGGCGTGGCCGGGCCTCAACCCGTCTGTTCGCCCTGCGTGCGTTCTCTAATGCATAGCGCAGCGCATCGATGACATGATTTTCTTTGTCCTCTAATTGCGGCAGCACTTCCCCTGTCATTTTATCCACCTTATAGGAATAAAGCGATAGTTCGTCAATTGTATGCTTACAGCGCGGATGCACAACTATTTCAAAAGATTTTAGCCATTCGATACCATCTTCGACTGACTTTGGCCCTTTAATGGCTGCATTGATCCTGGGGAACCCGTTCTTTCTCATGTGGCTGATGGTCTCTGGCCTGGCTGAATCAGCCGTAATCGGCCACTTTTCGGCCTCCGGCACGGTCATAAACAGGTCTGGCGTGTTGACAATCTCGCAGCCAACCATGTACGCCTCATAATCCACATACAGTTTACGGCCCGTTATGTAGCAACGCACCAGGACTGTCGGATCTGTGGCAAACCCCCAATCAGCGCCAAAGCGCAGCACGGCATTGACATCGGTCTCAAACTCTTCAATCCGCCAATTGTGGAAAACTTTGGCCTCGCTGTTGGTCAGGTAGCCGCCCATCCAGACATGGTTAAATTTATCTGGATCGCGCCCCCGGTCATACTCCATTTCTTCCCGCAGCACATCAGGAAACCAGGGATTGTCCGAGTAATTGACTTTGACCACGGATGCATCTGGCGGTGGATTGTCACCGCGCAGCAGCATGTCAACAGGATCTGTGGCCTCGCGTGGGTTCCATGAGAACCACAACTCGCTGCCTGGCTTACGGATGGTGGGCCGCAGCAGGTCAATCGATACCTGGCTCATAGATTGCGCCTCTTCCACCCAGGCCCGGTCAAACCCTTCCAGCGACTTTATGGAATCCGCTGTGTGGTTCTGCATACCCTGAAAGATAATCAGGCCAGGCCCGCGCTTAGACTTGATCATTGAATCCTGGACATCAAAGTAAGCGCCAGCATTCAGGTCTTGGATCTTGTTTTCTAGCAGCCGCTTGACCGATTGGTTCAGGGTACGCTGGATCTCCCGGACGCAGACCGAAGATTGAGCCTGGTTCCGGATATGTTCCTCGATCATCATTTCAGCAAAGAAATGGGACTTGCCCGAACCCCGGCCACCCCATGCCCCCTTGTACCGGCTGGGACTAAGTAACGGCAGCGCCCATCTAGGCGTATCAATGTTTAGGATCGACAATTGTCCGCTTTACTTCCTCTACCTGCAGAGGCCCGCCATCTTTACCCGTTATTTCTGTCTCTTGCTTGTCGCTATAACCGTGCTTGCTCAACAGCAACTTGGTAATCGTGCTATTCAAATTTCCGGCGAGACCACCATTTATCAATCGATTTTCCTGAATCGATAGTAATTTCCTAATAATGTCAGAAAATTCCTCGTGTTCTTTGGCCCAGGCATACATTGTTTCCCGGCTTTTGCCCAGATAAATAGCCAATCCGGCCACCGATGGGATGACATCCCCGGACACCTTATAGTCCCCGGCAATGTATTCCCTAGCCTTGTCAACACATTGCGGCCACTCTGGCGGTCTGCCTGCTCCCATTACTTCCCTCTCAATTTCTTTGCGCCTGGGCTGCGCTCTCTCATAGCCCGGCTTAATATCTTGCTGCCAGTATCGGCCTTGTTGTAATCCTTGGCTACTGACTGCGGCACGCCAACCTTTTTAGCAAACTTTGGGTCATGGGCGGCAGCGGCCATTAGCCTGGCCTGGGCTGCTGATTTGCTTGGCATCTTATCCTCTCAGTCTTTTAGCGCCTGGATTCTTTTCCCGGCCTATGATTTCGGCTGCTGTCTTGGCTGATTCCCTAAATGCTTTGGCTGTCGGCGCTCCAGGATCACCCGGTGATCTCATGCGCTCCCCAGACCCAGCCTCGATCCTGGCTCTTTTTTTGTGGATATTGGCATACAAACCTGGTTTCATAGTTCCCCCATTATATTTGGAGATGACCCGGCACACGGTAAAATCCGTGTCTGGCTGAAGCCGGGCCACCAAACTGGTAGCGGGTGATGGACTTGAACCACCGATCTCCGGTTTATGAGACCGGCGAGATAACCACTTCTCCAACCCGCGCTAGTAAATCGTTACCTTGACCATCCCCCCAATGCTGTCAGCAATGTCAACTAACCCATATCTGAACCGCCGGTCATTAGCGTCCAATGCGTCTGCCAATCCGTCCAGCCCAGACTTGATCGATGCCATCATGTTGTCCAGGTCTCGCGCCCGGCGATCAGGCGGCACAAACAAAATATCCAGCAGCACCTTGTCTTGATGCTCAATTTTCGGAACCTTTGCCTGCAATGTCAACATGTGCCATTCGTACCGATAAAGTTTCTTTTGCCTTGCCACCGCTGCCCAATGCGCCCTGGCGTTAGGACTTAGTATTGCCCTGGGCCACGGGTAAATTATTTGCACAGCGCCTCAATAGTCTTAGCCAGCATGTCCAATTCTGTCATTTTATTGATTCGCATCATGGTCTTATCGCCATGCACACCCAGCGGCCCGGTGTGACAACTAGGACAGAGCGGCACGACCAGCCAATTACTGGCCCGCTGCGCCATCCCCTGCCCTTCCCGGATATGGTGAACCTGTACCCCATGTTGTCCGCATAAAACGCACGGCAAATCGGCCACTCGCCCCATATGACGGATCTCAGGTCTTGTTGCCACGCTTTTCCTTGCATTCCTTGCATATCCACCTGTATCTCAGCCCGCCTGGGAACACTATGTCCATGCCATCCTTGTTATTTCTGTCAATTTTGCAATTGCTGCAATACCTAACTCCAAAATCTGACGCAATCTTATGCGTGATTTTCGCTAACTTCTTCTGGGTACTGCTCACTAAATTGCACTCCCTTGGTTGATCCAAAATGATAGATGAATTCAATCAATTCGTTCATCTCCAACTTTGTCATTTTGCTGGTTGATGTCCCCAGCACCACAAACCCACCCTCAATACCAGGCACAACATCCTGGCGCTTAAGCGCTGCCGTACAAACATCCTTCCAATTTTCCGCTGTCAACTTGCTGCCGTGCCAGTTTACCTGTTCCGCCAGGTCTGTCAGCAGCGCCCACATTAAAGCATTCTGGGCCAGGCTGCGCTTTGGTTCTTGAACCGTAACCACATACCCATCGCCTGCCAGGCGCACCGCCTCAATCGCCCGGTCTCTGGCTTGCCGGTGATTCATCACAAATATCTGTTTCACTTGCCCCTCCACATTCCAATGCCCACCCAGACCAACGCAATTCCCACCACCCATATTGCAATGTCGATCATTTTTGCCTCCGTTTTATCTCGTCCAACACTTGCTCCCTGGTAAAAGACCTGTGTTTTTCGATGCACCACAACATGCCATTGGCTGCTTTTTTATTTGGCCTGGTTGATTCCACCAGGGTCACGCAGCACTCTAGGCAACTCAATCGGTATTGCCCCCACTTCCTACCCGCCCGGCTTTCGCAGCCTGAACAAATTCTCTGATCATCTGCCTGGCCCGCTCCGCTGCTGCCGGGTCTGCTGGTTTCTCTGGCGGCGCTGGCAGCGCTGTCATCGGCTCCGGTATCTCCGGCCATTGATTCTTTTTGATCTCCCGATCCAGCGCAATTTCCCACCGGCTTTTGATCTGCGGGTAACTGCTGCTCTTTAACTCCCATTGCAAATAGGTCATCGCCCAGAATATCGCCGGGTGCGACCACTCCCCTTTTTCTCCGCATTCCCTGCTCCTGATTCCAACTATGGCTTCGTGATATGCCCTCTCCGGCTCTATTTCGGGCCTACACGCCGCTAAAAATTCTGGGAGAGATGGGGGCCAAGGGTACTTCCTACGAACGGCAGCAAGGCCCGTTTGGATGGCCGTAGGGGTAATTCCGTCCTCAATGAATGCCTCTGCCCACACTTCGCGCCAATTCTGGATCTGTCCCTCGCTGCTAAATGCGGCCCGCCACCTGCTTGGATACAGCCCTTCCAATCGGTTGAACAGATGATCCATCAAACTGATGCCTAATTTCGGGTGAACAGCCAGCCAATTACTGGCCTGGGGTGATGTCAATAACGACATTTTGTTCCCTCCCTTTGTTGACAAATGCAAATGGATCAAACTTTTCGGCCTTGCCATTGGCCTTGTTTACCCACTCCGCTTTGAATCCTTGCCAGCCCCTAGCCACGCATTCGGTAATTGCCTGGTTCAATGTCCAGCCCGCTTTATTGGCCTCGCGCTTGATGGCCTCCAGGGCCGTGCTGGTCAATGGTGACCTCTTGGCTTTCCTGATTGCTAAAAAATCCTCCCAGACTTTTGCATCAACTTCACCAGGCGCGTTAGCGCCTATAGGTTTTACTTGTTTATTGGTTATTGGTTTATGGTTATTGGTTGGTTGAACGACTGTTGAACGCTCGTTAGACCGCCGTTGAGCAGAAACCTTCCCAGCCCTAGACGCTGCCTCAATCTTATGGTGGTAGCGCTCAATCTCCTGTTGGCCTCTCTCACTCACCCACCCCCCACCCCCCGCATGAGAAAAAAATTCTTGGAGGATGGCGGCCACTTTCTTTTCGTGGCCCCTGGCGTTGATCAAACGCGCAACGACTGTTGGACATTCGTCCAACGGTTGTTCGTGTAAATAGTAAAGATCCAACAGCCTGCGATAGATAGCATCCTCAATTAAGGACAGATGCTTCGTGTGACTTGTATAGTCACCGATGTTGAATTGATAGTAATGCATACAATCTCCATAGGTGCTGGCCTATCCGGTGGAAATTCCGGCAGGTCAGCCCAGTTAAGGGTTTAGTTCGGTCAGATAGACCAGCCCAATGGAGACTGAATATCTGACCCGCATTGCGCTTTCCACAGCGCGTTGATCAAGATTCTAACTGCTCATTAAATCTCATGGCAACAATACCAAAATGGCGCTGCATTTCAATGGCATGCACATACGGCACATGATTGCGCCTGACCCATTGGCTGATGTTGGATTTGTGAATGCCCAGCATCATTGCCAATTTGGTCTGGCTGCCCGCCATCTCAATAGCCTCGCGGAGCGCTGCGGGTTTTTCTCTTTTCATTTCGGATGTCCCTAAAAATCACTAAAGCAAGCATTGTCAACATTATTAGCAAAAAAATCCAGATCTGTTGCGCCACAATATGTTCAACAAAATAGGTCATTTTCAAACCTCCTTTATCGTTAAAACAATCCGCACCGGAAAGGTGTCCTTGTAATAATTCCCGCTGGCCGTATTGGCCTGGGCCAAACCTTCCAAGGCCGCCTTCCTGGTTCGGAATAACCAGGTTCTGGCCGGTTCACCCGGCTCAACCTGGGGCTTCCAGACTAGATTGCCATATCTGTTCTTTAATGCCCAGCACTTAATTCGCGCAGCCATCAGAACGGAATGTCATCATCAAGGTTATTGATCGACTTCTGCGGCTGGTATCCGTCCGCTTTAGCCTTCTCATGGGGTGTCTGCTCAGACCGGCCACCAATCAACTCAACATCCATGACCTTGGCCCGCAACGATGTAGCCTGGCCGCTGCCATCCTTTTTGTCATAGGTCTCAATGTGCGGCTCACTTAGCACGACATGCACCTGTGATCCCTTGGTCATGTAGGGCAGCAACTTTTCTGCCCGGCTGCCCCAAAATGCCGCCTTAATCCATTGTGTCGGGCGCTTGCCATCCTGCTCCCGCTTGCCGTAATTGAACGCCAGGCTTAACTCCACCACGACATCTCCCTGTGGGGTGTGCCGCGCCTGGGCATCATTTCCTACTCGCACAACTCCAGACATCATCATTATCCAATCTCCTTTAGTTTATGAATTCCTGCTTGGGTAATTTGCCAGGCAACAGCCAGGCGGTTCGACTTCGTTTTCCGTACCATGCCAGCGTCCTCAATGTAGCCATGCCGCATCAGGGTGACCCGCATGGGCCTGTATGAATTGCCATCTATTGACATCAGCGCTTGGCCTTCCTCATCTGTCAGCCCTGCCGGATACTGCCCAATCACAGCCAGCAACCCATGCGTCCGAGTAGAAAACTTTGGCGCTGCGGCTGCTGCAGATGCCCGGCTAGTGGCCGAATGCCGCTGGTGTGGTGGGTAGGTAGCATTAAAATCAATTGCAATCTGCATGGCCCGCTCCTTATCTGTGGTCATTTTTAATCTGCCAGAAATCAAGCAGCCTGGTAAACATCTTCCAACCCTTCTCAAGATCCTCCGCAGCCCATTCAACAATCTTGACCACGCCTGGGTTATTGCGCGAGACAAACACATTGGCGCAGCGGGCTTTGGGCATAAGCAGCCCCATGCGGTAGGCAGCCAACTGCATCATGTGTTCGTCAAATCCCTGGACATCATCATCCGGCCCAAACTCTTTGGTCTTGATGTCAATGATCACGCCATAATTTCCCTCAATGCTGACTGCGTACATATCGCACTTGCCGCCATATCCCAATGGGTGACCAAAAGATTTTTCGCAAATCCACTCATGCTTTCCAAAATGTTTTGCTACAGCCTTTTCAACTGCGTCAACATAGGCAGCATATTCGTCACCATATGACTTTCCTTCAAACCCCATTTGAACCGCTGCATGGATTCGCGTACCTTCCTCTGCTGCTTTCTTGCCGGTCTCGCGTGAATCTTCCATGATCCGATCCAGATAATCGTCCTCTGTCTCGCCATCTTTTCTGGGCAATGTCATCGCGGCCAGCAATACCTGCTGCTGCTTCCAGCGCTCCAGGCCAGGCGCTGCGGCCACCTTCATAATGGTTGTGACACTTGGAACAAGGTCTTTTGTCCTAGCATCGCGCAGCGTGGTGTTGCGCTCTTTGCCATTCTTGCCGGTCACCGTGTAGCACGGCTGGCCTGCACGGGTGTACCAATGACCTGCCTCGCTGGTGTATGTCTTTTCGCTCATGCTGCCCCCAGTTCTTGTTTTTTGTTTTCGTAGATTGTTTTAAATGCTTCCATTGCATCCTGGTCACCGGCAGTCTGGGCCAAACGGTAGGCAGCCGCAAATGCTTTCTTGGCTGATTCCATGTCCGCTGCGCTGTCAATGGCTGCTAGGTTATCGGCCACGCCTTGCTTGCTCATAACCGGCTTTTGCTCATGCTGCCCATCTGATTCTGAGGGCAGATCCTCACCCGCAAAAACTTTGATGCCCAAACCGTGGCAGGCAATCGCCTTGACCAGGCAGCGCATCATATTTTTATTGACAATAAATGCGTCAGGATTTTTAACAGCCTTATTAGTGTGATCCATAACCGGCAGGTGCATAGTCATTGGCTTGCCAAATGCTGTCACCGTGCAAGAAACCATTAAGGTCTCAGCAAACGCCACGGGCGCGTGAAACTCCCAGGTAGCAGTAGGATCTGCCTGCATCAAAAAATCTACAGCAATGGGCCAGGATAAATAGTCCAACTTATGCGGGCCTTTTTTTTCTACCCACTTGCTGACATCGATAGCGGCCAATTCTTTATAGTGATTTGTCATGTTGATCTCCTACAGTAAACACATTAGAAAAATAAATCCGTACACAAATGGCGCTGCAATAATTGCGCCCAGCAATGCTTTGGTATCTTCGCTCATAGTTCCTCCACAGTAATTTTGTATTGCTTGCCATTGCGGTCAGCAACAAATATGGTTTTCATAGTGCTGCGTAACGCACCATCTTCGTCCAGATCAAACTTGACAGATCCACAACCGGCGATGATGTCGTTATCTGGCGTGTTGATAGCCTGCTTGATCTTGCGGGCAATAAAATCGCAGTATGCTGGCTTGATCTGATAGACCTTTAACTGCTCTTCTAATTGCTGTTGCTGCTCTAACTGTTGCTGATGAAATTCTGCTGCTGTCATGGCTGTCTCCTTAGATAAGTGCTTCAATGTCACGGGTAATGGAATCAATCAACTTTGACAAATTGTCATATTGATCTTCTTGTTCTGGTGTGTAGTCACCGGGCAATGCCTCAAGTGCATCGCGCTGCTTGTATAGCGCTGCCCGTTGATCTTCTAATTTGACAATGGCATCGTTATTAAGATGCACATCGGGTGTGGTGTAGTAATCTGGTACAAACATTTAAACCTCCAGGTCTGCCGACAAAGTTTAGAAAAGTTAAACAACAGGTGTCATTGTAGTCCCACCATAAAATCTGTGTCAACTATTTTCTAGGTACTTTCCCTAATACAAAATAATCTGGGTAAAAAAATCCCCGGCACTAAGGCCGGGGCAAAGGCCCAAAGGAATAGGGCGAGGAGACAACAAAGGAAACTAGGCAACCAGGCCAGGCAGGTAAACGGTCTTTCCGTCCTTTTTAGTCGCGGTCAGGTTTTGTTTTTTAAGGTCAGCCGGGTTGTACGATACATGTACCCAGCCAGAATCTAGGATTCCTGGGGTGTAAAACTCTAGGATCAATTGGGTGTAGTCCAGGTTCTCCATGATCCACACGGCCAGATCAGCATTAGCCACGCCTGGGATCTCAATGTCGGCAGCCTGGCCCTTGCAATGATCGCTGGTCTTAGACCCGCCCACGGCTGCATTGACATCCGGGTGACGGAACCCGCTATTGACCTTCACGCCCGTGCCATAGTGGTCACGGACGGGCTGCAACACCTTTTCGCATAGTAGGCGCATGGCAGCAATTTCGGCCTCGCCTGGCGTGTTTTCTAGGCCGTGGCGCAGGGCTGTCTCAGACTTGACCATTTCGGTCAGGGAAAAATTAGGACTTAACTGCATCTTTCTTTCCCTTCATGTCGATGATCTTTTCTAGCGTCCGGCCACCAAAATAAAAAGACATGATCAACATGCCCCATTGGCCCAGCAATTCCACATAGTTATTGTTTACTTCAATGTCCCAGGCGGACATGGCAGCAAATACGGTATAGACCGTCAAAATAAATACCAGGGTCATAGGCCGGATATTTTTGGACAGCCAGGAATCCGATTTCATGTCGGCTTCCAAGCGCTTGGTCAACTCTTGGGCTTCGATGTTGTCGGCCTGAAGTTCCGCCAAGCGGCCCTCTTGCTGAACCTTGATCAATTCCGCCTGGGCTTTAGCCCGTGCCTCTGGATCTGGCAATACCTTGTCCAGAACCTTTTCTCCAATACTCATAATTGCAGCCAATGGGATCATGCTTTCACCTCATCCTTCCTTGTTAAATTTGCTGCAGCATAAGCGCCCTTGCGTCCAACAATCCCGCCAATAGCACCAATGCATAGCAGCATTATGTCTTTCATAATTGCTAAAAATGCCTCATCAATTGGAGCAATTTTTTCCATGTCTTGCTCAACGAAAATTACAGCCCCAAGAATTGCACACACAGACAGCAAAAGAATTCCGGCAAGTGTCATCACAATCCATGCCCACACGCGCACTTCGATTTCTTCGGTAGTCATCCGTTCCATCACCACGCCCCCGTTGCTTTTAAGATTCCATAAATAACTGCAGCAAATGCAAAGATCAGCAGCCAGGTCAGGCGCTCTTCGGCACGCAATTTTTGAAATTCGTGATCAAGTATCTTGCGCTCTTTCCGCATCTGGGTGACCAATGCTTTAACCTCTGTCACCGCCTGCTTGCCAAACTCCCGTTCCATGTCATCGTACATACCCTCTTCGGCAGCACGGATCTTTCTGACTTCGCGGTATTCAGCAGCAGCGTCAACAAATACCAGGTCACCCCGGCGCTGCAATTGCAATTGCTTTTTCTTCCAGGCCACACGAGCGCGGGCCTCTTCGTCTAAAAAGTTATTGACCTCTTTGCCGGTCTCTTTGATTTCACGGCCAACCTTGATGGCTTCTTTAATGCCACCTAGCGCTTGCCGCGCTACATCGGCTGGATTACCTGGGTCTGGCAGCATCGCGCCCCCCTGTTGATTTTTTATTAACCCTGGGGCTGATTCGGTAGCCTATCTTTTGCAGCCAAATTCCTACGGCTAAAAAGATGGCTGCCAGGAGTTTCATAATTTCGCTACTAATCCAATCAATAAATTGATTGCCCAGCCCATAGCCCCAATCAATGCAACGGCAGCGCCAACCAGGCCAACCTCAATGCGCTTTAACCTGGCATTGCTGGCACGGAATTGCTGCTCAATGCCCCTATATCTCTCAGCACAGACTTGCTCATGCGAGATCAGTTTTTGCTCCATAAGTTCAAAGTCTGATTTCATCTTTTACTCGTAAAGAATGTTGACATAACCGGCATCAAAAGTATTAGTGCCAACCAATGTTGTGATTCTAATTTTAGTCAAAGTATCTGCAATCTGTTTATGTCCGGCAGCGCTAATTGTGCCATTAGGAAACGCAAACATTCCATTAGCCACCCAACGATCATCATCCATCAATGTCAACACCATTGATCCGCCAAGTGTATAAGACGGATTGCCGTTAGATATGACAAACCCTGTAGTCGATGTGCTGCTTGACATCGATGACGCGCCCAGGCTGCTGGTACTAGCCACATATGCGCTGGTCTCAAACCCCGTGGCCGTACCCAATTGGACAATGTAATTGTTGCTGCCATTGGTACTTACGCCAAAAAACATTACGGTCAATCGTCTGACCCAAGATGGCAGGTCTGTAAAATCAATGTATGTACCGCTGACCGCAGACACAATTGATCCCGTAGTCATGGGATTTGCTAACTTGGCCGGTGTTACAGAAGAATTGTCAATCGTCCAGGTAGCGCCAGTAGATGACACAACAATGTCACCCTTGTCACCATCGGTCACGCCGACAATGGTGCGGTACTCAATATCTGTTGCGCCAGAGTTTACAAACAGCGCCTTGTTTCCATTAGTGGCAAATGCTGGCAAAAGATTGGTACGCGCACCGGCAGCCGTACTTGCACCCGTGCCACCGTCTGCCACGGCCAGGTCTGTAATTCCAGTAATAGCGCCGCTGCTGATCGTGACATTGGTAAGTGTCGATCCATTCTCTTTGGCAAGGGGAAATCCACCGGCAGTCGATCCATCATGGACAACGGCTGTGTCTTTTGTAGTGTCAACAGTCACTTCGCCAAGAGCGCCAGCAAATGACGAATGCTGAACAGTCGTTCCTCGTCTTAATTGAAGTGCAATTGCCATAATGTGCCTTATGCTGTGTATGTACCGCTGCTAGTAAATGTATGAATGGTGTAGCCGCCAGATGAGGTAACCGTTCCTCCGGTTCCTCGTTGTGCGCCAAGGTAACGGATAATTACAATTCCCGAACCCCCATTTGCTCCAGTACCACCAGATACTCGTCCACCACCGCCGCCACTACCACTATTAGCAGACCCAACAGTTCCATTGTAAGAACCAAAAAAACCTCCGTTGCCACCGCCCGCTTGCCCCAAACCACCAACCTGTCCTGAACTTTCATAGCCGCCTGCACCCCCACCACCACCACCTGCACGGGCAGTTGCAGTTCCGTTAATAGAGGACGAAACGCCTATACCACCGTTAGCACCATCATCATAGCCCCGTCCCGGAGGGTAGTTTTGCCCAACACCACCCGCACCACCTCCACCGCTTGCTGCGTTTCCGTCATTTTGTGTGTCGTTTGCTGTGATATTTCCACCAGCATATCCTTGATTAGCAGTACCAGCACCACCAGATTTAGGCGCACTTGTTGTATAAGATGAACCTCCTCCAGAACCGCCGCTCGATCCAGTTCCACCAGCATTAGCACCGGCTCCACCACCGATAGATGTAATAGAACCAAAAACAGAATTATTACCGTTGCCACCATTAGCAGTACCGCCTGCACCAACCGTGACTGTATAAGAACTTGCTATTGTAAGCGGTAACGCAGACTCAGCAGATCCACCACCACCTGATGATTCGCCAGCGACAGAAGATCTATAACCGCCTGCACCTCCACCTCCACCATAAGTATTTCCACCACCACCGCCACCAGCAATAACAAGATATTCAACAGAATAATTCTGTATAGGCCAATTGCTTCCTTTTAAAGCATTGCGGACATCATTAAGTTTCCAAATGCCATTGGCATCGGATGTACTTGGAAATTGTGCCATTACGAAATCTCCTCGTAAGACACAATGATTTCAAGATCACCTGAAGCAGAGGCCAGCGCTGTAATTTTGTCACCTTCCTCAAGGTAAATCGCTTTGCTCATCACATCTAGTGTTGCATCGGCTGGTACTGTGATCGTGTGTGCAATCTCGTATGTTGTTGTATTGTCAGCGTTGTAGAACCCAACAGTCACATCGGCGTTGTTTGCGCCATCCACATTGGCTACCAAAATTGCATTGACTTTGAACACCTTACCGCTGCCTGCAGAATTGGTCACAATGTCTGCGCTTGAAGTAGTTAAAGCAGCGCCAACGGTTCTGCCTGTAATAGTTGCCACATTGACGATATTAGGTGCTGCCATGTTTTATCCTCCGAAAACCACGGCCATAGCGATGGCCTTGCCTGTTGATGCTGTATTAGCCAGGGTCACCGGCTGATATGACAGCGCTTGAAATTCGTCATTAAGTGCAGCGGCAGATGTCAGCACCACAGTCAATCCATTTGATGCCGTGTAGTCTGATGGTGTCAACAATACCCCGTTGAGAAACACATCGACATAGCCAACCACATACCCGCCAGTAATGTTAAATGTTGTCTGGCCGCTAGTGGCTGTGACATTAGTCACCGTGCGGATCGTATTGCCAAATGGGGGAACGCCAAGATAACTCATGCTGTGAATGTCCCGCTTGATGTAAATGTATGGTATGTATAACCACCGCTACTGGTTACTGTGCCACCGGTTCCTCGTTGAGAGCCAGAGTAACGGATAATGACAACACCTGAACCACCAGCGCCGCCTGCACCTTGATTGCTTGAGCCATTTAAATGCCCACCTCCACCACCACCGCCGCCTCTGTTTGCTGTTCCAGAAGTGGCGGGATTACCACTAGATGCGCCACCGCCTCCACCACCAGAACCACCAGCACCAACAGTTCCAGTACCACGAACCCCACCTCCACCACCACCGGCGTATGTAGTACCTAAAGATTTCCAATTAGTGCCAGCACCTCCGGCTCCAGCAGTAGCACCACTTGCAGACCCACCGACAGCAGAGGCCCCACCACCACCGCCAGCACCCGCATCACTTAAAGCGGCATTAGCACCATTACCGCCGGAGTTACCTTGACCAGAAGTACCAGCGTACCCGGTTGCATAAGTATTATTGCTATGAGTTCCTCCACCACCTGAGCCTCCTGATGCTCCAGCACCAACTTCAGATGCCCCAGCACCGCCAGCAGTTGCTGTGTTAGATGCAAAACCAGAATTTGATCCACTTGTGGCTACAGTTCCAATTCCACTACCGCCACGATTTACACCACCACTTCCACCCGACCCGCCAGCGCCAACTGTTACTGTATATGCTGTGAGCGTAGTAACATTTTGTGTGCTGTCTAAAAGACCACCCGCACCACCGCCACCTCCAGCAGAACCGCCACCACCACCTCCAGCAACTATAAGATATTCAACAGAATACTGTACTGTTGCAACTATAGATGCCCAGTTAGTTCCATCATAAACTTCATACTTTGAGTCTGTGGTGTTATATCTAACCATGCCAGTACTGGCCGTGGCCGGACGCTCTGCGGTAGTACCCGCAGGCAGATCAAATGCACCAGTACCAGCGCTGCTTGTATCTTGCGCGGTTCGGCCTAGGTTTCGCGCTTTACCCATTATGGCTGCTCTACTTGTACCCAGGATGTCGTTGCCTCATCCCAGCGATACATATTTGCATCTTCAGGATAAGGTACTGGCGATTCCCACAAGCACGATGTCTCGTTAAGATTCCAAGACGCATACGGCTTTGGAGGAATAAACGCATCACGCTGTGCGTCATAAGAAAAGCCAATGCCAGCATAATTCTTACGCAGCGCTTTGGTCTGATCGGCAGACGGTTCGTTAGTCTCTGGATTGTAGTGAACCCCACCGCGAGTGTTATAGGATGTCTGAATCCACGCACCAGGTGAAGTGTCTACAAATGTCTGAAAAAATTCTGGTTCGGCAACAATGACCTGTTCCACGATTCCATTGTTTACTTTTGCAAAATGTGCCATGTATATCTCCTATGCTGTATAAGTTCCAGATGATGTAAAGGTATGGTAGGTGTATCCACCAGATTGTGTAACTGTCCCGCCAGATCCTTGTTGTGCTCCAGCATAGCGAATGATTACGATGCCGGAACCACCGGAACCACCATTGGCTGGCACACTTCCTGTCCAACTGCCTGCACCTCCACCTCCACCTGTATTTGCAGTTCCTGAAATGCCATCTCTGCCGCCACTAATACCATATCCACCATTTCCACCACCGCCTGATCCACCAACGCCGCCAACAGTTCCACTTCCGCTGAGTCCGTAATTACTACCGCCACCGCCGCCAGCGTAAAAAGTTCCTAGTGATTGCCAATTAAGACCAACGCCACCATTACCCGGAATAGTAGATGTTGCATTATTACCCGTTGCCCCAGCACCGCCACCACCTCCACCAATGTATGGAGAGCCACCATAGGCTCGTCCACCAGCGTTACCTTGCCCTGATGTTCCTGATCCACCAGCACCTGTTGTTGTTGTAGTTCCACCGCCACCACCACCGCCAGAGCCACCAGATCGTCCAGTTTCATAGGTGGCGTTACCAGTCCAATATGTACCACCACCGCCACCACCAACGGATGTTATAGAATTAAAAACAGAGTTAGAACCATCTTTACCATAAGAAGAATTTGACTCTCTTGGCGCAGTTCCACCAGCACCGCCTGCGCCAATTGTAACGGTGTAGGAATTAGTGGCAGCAAATGTGATTGATGCTGTTCTATATCCACCAGCGCCACCGCCACCGCCAAGGTCTGCGCCACCACCGCCACCACCAGCAACAACAAGATAATCAGCGGAATAATTTTGCGCTGTAGTTGTTACATCACGCCATTGTGTTTCAACATACATTTCATATTTGTCATTATCTGTGTTGTATCTCACCATGCCATTAGCCGGTGACCCTGGCCTTTCGGCAGTAGTACCCGCTGGCAAATCAAAATACCCCGTGCTACTGTTAGCCTGGTCAGATACCTCAGTAGGCGTTACCTCAACGCCTGCAATGTTCGGTGCTGGGGGCGATCCAATGTAAGACATTAGGTAATCTCCAGAACAGATGCAATGACATCGGCAGACGATGATGCTGACGATAAGACCTTAAGCGCATCACCTGATTCCAGCACCAGTTTTTGATCACCGCCAATCGGTACTAATGAACCGCCGCTTGGTATCACCGCGCCCTTAACAATGTAGTAGTTAGTGCCGCCAATTGTGGTGTAGACATCCACATTGATAGTCGATGCTGTGATGTTAGCAACGGTCATACCGATCACCGTGGTGGCCGCTGATGCCGTTACAATGGTCGCTGCAGATGTACCAACAGCAGCGGACACATAATTTTTAAAAGTATTTGCCATGTTTTATCCCAATGCAATTGCCAAGGCCACAGCAGTACCTGCCGGGTCAGCGTCTAAAGTTACATACTCAACATCTGTCGCACCACT